TAGTAATAAGGTTCCATCTGTCAACCCACGAGTTTTGACGGAACATGAAGCAATAAATGGTTTTGGTAAGATGGTCCCCATCCGAATGACGACGTCACCAGGATTGTGGTCTCGTTATGGATTTAAAGATGGAAAGAAACAGATATTCACACCGCTCCCTCAGGAGAATGGCAAAAAGTTAGAGTTTGCTTTCTCTGATAAGGCAAAAAATGATGTTCTTGATGGTTTTGGAAAGTCTTTGTATGATATCATTTTAGAGAAAGAGGAATCTATGAAAGAAGGGGAAGTTCCAGCATTTGTTTTCCTTTGTTCCATGAAGGATGAATTACGTCCCAAAGCAAAAGTTGAAATCGCAAAAACGCGTGTATTTGAACAATCCTCACTGGATTTCGTGTATTTGTGTAGGAAATATTTTGGACATTTTATAGATGCCTATAAAAATGGTGCAGGATTTGAACTTTACCACGGTATCGGTAGAGATGTAGATGCCGTATGGAAACAATATGCTGAAGGATTATTGCAGAATTCAAATGTTGGACATGCTTTTGACTACAAAAATTTTGATGGATCTATTCCTGCTGAGTGTTTTACATTTTTTCGTTTAGTAACTGATGAGTATTATTGTAGTGATGCTGAATCTATGCGTGTTAGGCACTGCATAATAGAAGCTATGCAGAATGCTCTACATTCCATGGGCACATATGTGTTTGAGTCAACTCAAGGAAACAAATCTGGAAATGCTTTCACTGATGTGTTTAATTCTATTTCGAATACATTTTTAGTTTGGACAACATTTTTATCTTGGCAGGTTCATACAGATCAAAATCCAAATTTGAGTGCGTTTGATAAAAGTGTGAGAATGTTAACTTATGGTGATGACATTGTTATGACTGTTAAGAAAAATCTTTTAGAACGAGGATGGGATGCCATTTTTATTCAGAATTGTCTTAAAGAGTTAGGGGTTACAATTACTTCTGCATCTAAAGGTGAAGGAATGGAGCCACATGTTCCTTTTGAGCAACTTACCTTTTTAAAACGACCTTTTGTGTATGATTCCGAACAGGAAGTTTGGTTGGCTCCCTTACCAGTTAAGGATATTTTAAAGGAACTTAAATATCGTCACGTTAAGTGTGAAAATATGGTTGGAGATTTAGAAGATCGTTGTTTCAACGTACAACGATTTCTTATCCACCACGCCAAGTCAACATTTAAGGAGTGGGTGTCGAAGTTAGTCGAGCGTACTGGTAGGTGTGATTGGTTTAGCGTCTCTTATGATGCTGAAAGAATGAGTCTTCGAGTGAAACAGGAAGTTGAGTGTTTATTATATTGTTTACCTAGGAAAGTAGATATAGTTTAGTATGAGATGGGAATCTCTTAAATAATTCCAAGTGGTTTAGGCCCCTGATGCGTTCGAGGAAGGGGCGCTCCCAGTTTGATGTAGTGTTAGGCATTTATTAAGTAATTAGTTTAATATCGTAGGATTTAGTTGTATATTTTTGGCTAAGTTTAGATATTGTGCCC